TCCAGTGGGGAAGGTAACCACTGTGGACAGTGAGAAGAATCTAGCCAAGACATTCGGCACACCCGACGCAAATACCTACCTCGACTTTTTTACAGCCGCTAACTTCCTTGGTTACGGTAACAACCTTCAAATCGTCCGTTCTGCTAATGCCAGCCATCTGAATGCCGTTGCCTGTTTGAATGCAACGACTGCCGCAGGCACAGGTACATTGATCAAGAACAGTGACGATTACGATGCAAACAGCAACTTCTTTGCTGGATCAGTTGCTAATACATCTGGCCTGTTTGCTGCAAAGTATCCTGGCACCTGGGGTAACAGCCTAAAGATCAGCATGGCTGACGGCAATACCTGGTCAAGCTGGAGTTACAAAGCACAATTTGACACTGCACCTGGAACCAGTAGCTGGACCAGCGATCGCGGCGGCTCAAATGACGAAATGCACATCATTGTCATTGACGAAGATGGTCGTTTCAGCGGAGTTGCTGGCACAGTTGTTGAAAAACACGCATTTGTAAGCAAAGCCAACGACGCTCGTAAGAGTGACGGCAGCAGCGCATACTACAAAGACGTCCTGGCTAACCAGAGCGGTTATGTCTGGGCCATCGATCATCCAGCAACAGCAAATCTAAGCGGTACAGCAAACTGGGGCGTTACTGCTTCTGGAACAGCATTTGCTAACCTGCTTGCCGAAGTAACTGGTAGCTTTGGTGGTGGTGCACTTGGTACACCAACCGCTGGCGAACACCAGACTGCATTCAGCGAATTTGCTCAGGACGGTCTATATGACGTAAGTCTACTCCCACTAGGCGCTCATGCCAGTGCGACTATCACTCACGTTGTAAACAATGTCTGCGAAATTCGTAAGGATTGCGTAGCGTTCTTTAGTCCAGAACTTTCAGACGTTCAGAACCAGTCAAGCACATCAACTGCAACAACAAATGTCACAGGTTTCCGTAGCACAGTAAACCTAAACAGCAGCTATGCTGTCATGGACAGTGGTTGGAAATACCAGTATGACCGCTACAATGACGTATATCGTTGGGTACCACTAAACGGTGACGTTGCTGGCCTTTGCGCTCGTACAGACTTCGTTGCAGATCCATGGTTCAGCCCAGCTGGCTACAACCGTGGCGTTATCAAGAACGTTGTCAAGCTAGCATTTAGCCCAACACAAACCGACCGTGATAACCTATATAAATCTGGTGTAAACCCAGTTGTTAGCTTCCCAGGTCAGGGTACTGTACTGTTCGGCGACAAGACTCAGCTTACCAAGCCAAGCGCGTTTGATCGCATCAATGTACGTAGATTGTTCATTGTGCTAGAGAAAGCCATTGCTACAGCTGCTAAATATCAGTTGTTCGAGTTCAATGATGCCTTTACCCGTGCACAGTTCCGCAATCTTGTAGAGCCATTCCTGCGCGATGTACAGGGCCGCCGCGGTATTACAGACTTCAAAGTGGTTTGCGACGAAACCAATAACACTGGTGAAGTTATTGACCGCAATGAGTTCGTGGCCGACATCTTTATCAAGCCAGCTCGCTCAATCAACTTCATTACACTGAACTTCGTAGCTACCAGAACTGGTATTAGCTTCGAAGAGGTTGGAGCATAAGGAGATATAGATGACAACCGCATTCAACGTAGATAGATTCAAGGCAGCGCTGACAAACGGTGGGGTTCGTCCCAACCAGTTTGCAGTGTTCTTGAGCTTCCCAACCTATGTAGCAGCAGGTGCACTGGCAGTTGCCCGTGCCCCATTCCTGGTAACCACTGCTGAGTTGCCAGGACAGGATATCGGTCCTGTTACAACCTTCTACAGAGGTCGTGAAGTCAAGTTTGCTGGTGACCGTGTGTTCGCTCCCTGGACTGTTAGCGTACTGAATGACTCAGACATGAGCATCCGTAACGCCATGGAACAGTGGATGAACGGCATGGAGAACCTGGTAAATAAAACTAGCCGCCTGAATCCCAGCGACTATCAGCGCGACCTAGAAGTATTCCAGCTGGATCGTAATGGTCGTGTGCTCAAGGGTTATAAGATCGTGAGCGCATTTCCAACCAACATCAGTCCAATCGCACTGGACTTTGCTGGTAACGATCAGATCAGCCAGTTTACTATTACCTGGGCCTTCCAGCACTTCACAGTGGCCAACGCTGGCGCACAACAGATCCTAGACATTGCCAGTGTATTCTCAAGATAAACAAAAATTGGACTCATAGATTATGGCATTATCTCTCTTTGGTTTTACTATTAGCCGGAATCAGGAAGAAGCTGAGGGCACACGAACACAGAGCTTCGTTACCCCTCAGTCGGATGATGGCGCCAGCACAGTTCAGGCTGGCGGCTATTTCGGCACCTATGTTGATCTTGACGCTACTGCCAAGTCTGAATCGGAGCTAATTACACGCTACCGAGAAGCCAGCATGTACTCAGACTGCAGCAATGCCATTGACGAAATTGTCAGTGAAGCCATTGCTGCTGTTGATGACGAAAATCCAGTTGACATAAACCTTGACGAAGTTGACCTTGATGAAACCATCAAGAAAACGATTAGAACAGAGTTCAAGCAGGTCCTGCGCCTGCTTGAATTCAACAACAAGGGTTTTGATATCTTTCGTCGCTGGTACATAGACGGCAGAGTATATTATCAGAAAGTCATTGACGTAAAGGCTCCCAAGAAGGGCATTCAAGAACTACGTCAAATTGATCCCAGAAAGATCAAGAAAGTTCGCAACGTAAAGAAAGAAAAACTTCAGAACGGTGTTGAAGTTATCGCGAGCGTTGAAGAATTTTTCATATACAACGAAAAGGGCCTGCAGCACAATGCAAACTATTCGGGCTCTGTACAGAATTCAAATCAGGGCATCAAGATTGCACCTGACAGTATAGCCTATGTACCCAGCGGGTTGCTGGATCTGGAAAGAAATGTAGTCCTGAGCTACATGCACAAATCACTGAAACCCGTAAACCAACTCAAGATGATGGAAGACGGTCTGGTTATCTACAGACTGGCTCGTGCTCCCGAACGCAGAATATTTTATATTGATGTGGGTAGTCTACCCAAGGTCAAGGCCGAGCAGTACATGAAAGACATCATGGCTCGGTATCGCAACAAAATCATCTATGACAGCAGCACAGGCGAGATCAAAGATGATCGTAAAGTCATGAGCATGCTAGAAGATTTTTGGCTACCACGCCGCGAAGGTGGTAAGGGTACCGAAATCAGCACTCTGGCTGGTGGCGAAAACCTAGGACAGATTGCAGACATTGAATATTTCCAGAACAAATTATATCAGAGTCTGAATGTGCCACTGAGTCGCCTTCAGTCACAGACAGGCATGAACTTTGGTCGTGTTGCCGAAGTTACCCGAGATGAACTCAAGTTTGCCAAATTTGTTAGCAGACTTCGCAAAAAATTCAATGAACTATTCAATGACCTTCTGAGAACGCAGCTCATACTCAAGGGTGTTGTTACAGACAGTGATTGGAAACTTCTCGAAGAAAACATTCAGTATCAGTATGCGCAGGATCAGTACTTCCAGGAACTCAAGGAAGCCGAGTCTCTGCGTAACCGCATTGACGTTCTGAATCAGATGCAGCCCTATGTTGGGTTTTACTTTAGCAAGAAGTACATACAGAGAAATGTACTTCGCATGAGTGATGAAGATATTGAGGACATGGATGAAGAAATGGCCGAAGAAAAAGCAGCCATGCCCGAAGAGCCAGAGCAGGATGGTGCACCTACACCAACAGCTACGGCAGTTCAGGCCAGCAGTGCTGAAAATCGTCCAGCCAGTCCATCACAATAAATAAACGATGAATAGGAGATAACCATGCCAGACATAGACGACATGCTTCAGGATATCATGAACGACAATGGTAGTGAAGCTCAGGAAAAATTCGCGCAGATCATGAGCGCTAAGATTGCAGATGCTCTAGAAGCACGCAAACTAGAACTAGCTCAGTCTGTCTATACAAACACAGTAACAGATAGCGAGTAACAAATGCGTAGCCTACGAGAACTCAGACAAGAACAATTAGAAGATGAGCTGCAGGATCTTGATGAGCTATTTGAAAAGCTAAGTCCATCTGACCCTACTGGTAAGTGGATTCACGATTTCGTTCATAGCGACAATCCTAAGTTTGCTGACAAAAGCAAAAAGGAGCGCATCAGAATGGCCCTGGGTGCCAAGTATGGTGCCATGCGTAAGATGAAAGAAGAGGCCGAAGACCTTGACGAAGTTGTTATGAGCACCATGGTTCAGCATGGAATGAAAAGCCATCAGGCCAAGACTACCCTGAAGCATATCAAGCCAGGAACTATGAGACAGAATTATGGTGACAAACAAGATGCCGCACACATCAAACCTGGTATCAAAGGCGTTGCAGACAGACTAGCAATGTTGAACAGAGCAAAAGCCGAAGGTCGTCTCAAAGAAGATGTATGGATGGCCGAAGCTGGTATGCCATCAAGCGTAATAAAGTCAAAACAACGCTATAGCCAAATGAGTCCTGCAGAATTTGCCAAGGCACATGGAGATAAGTCCGACGACATTCTCCGAGGCATGGCCTGGAGACATGGCTATGGCAAAAATAGCAATCATTACGTGAACAAACGTAATGAAGGCATGAAGACCGAAGAACAGGAATAAGACATGGCAACAATAAACATTGTAAAGAAAGCTCGAGGAAGAGCTACTGCCAAGTTTGTTGGCACAGGAAGTGCCGAGCTAGATCTTGCTGATCTAGCGATTCATGACGAGACCTTCGATCGTGCCAATAGTAAGGTTACCCTGGCTCATATGTATTTTGCTGTTGGTGATGTAGCCAACGTTTCAAGAAACTCAAACGTCATTGTTGCACTACCATCAGGCAGCCTGGATCAGTGGAGTTTCACACAGGAAACAGGTTTCGTGTTGGATGAATTTCCCACATCCAACGTCGTAGTAGATCTTGGTGCCAATGCAGGAACCATGATCATAACCCTGCACAAGACCGAGGGTTATAATATTCCCGACAACCAGGCTCTAGAATCTTGGCAAAAGGCATAACATGAAACTCATCAAAGAAGCTTTCCAGGACCTGCAGTATCTAAGTGAGGACACAAATGGTAAGAAGTCTGTGTTCATCGAAGGTATCTTCATGCAGGCCGACAAAAATAACCGTAATGGCCGTCGCTATCCAGCAGCGGTCATGGAAAAAGAACTATCTCGCTATCAGCAAATGATCAACGAGAAACGTAGTCTGGGAGAGTTGGGACACCCCGACAATCCTAGCATCAACTTGAATCAGGTCAGCCACCTGATTACAAGTCTGAGATTCGAAGGCAAGGACATCATTGGCCGTGCTAAGATCTTGGAAACACCCATGGGCAAGATTGCTCGCAACTTTATTGAAGAAGGAGTTCGCCTGGGTGTCAGCAGTCGAGGACTAGGAAGCCTCAAAGAGGGACGCGACGGTATCATGGAAGTCCAGGACGATTTCCATCTGGCAACAGTAGACATTGTTGCTGACCCTAGCGCACCAGACGCTTTCGTGGCTGGCATCATGGAAGGTGCCGAATGGGTTCTAAAGAACGGCGTTTGGACCAGTGTACAGGTCGAAAATGCACAGAAACAGATTCGTAAGGCTTCAGCCAAGCAATTGGATGAAACAAAGATACAGATCTGGGAACAGTTCATGCAAAGCCTTTCAAGGTAACGATTTATATAAATAAACGGTAACAGAATAAAAGATTCATTTAGGAGAGTCTAAATGTCAGTAGATAGTAAAATCAAACAGTTGCTAGAGCGCATGGATGCTCGCAAGACACTGGACGAAGCTGAAACCATGGGTGCTGGCTCTGTAAGCAAGGATTCAACAATCAAGGCTCAGGTAGCTGGCGACACAACTGCTCCCATGCAGGGCAGCAGCGAACATGCCAGTCACGAAGACCGTGCGGAAAGCGACGTCAACCAAGGTGCCAAGGTCAGCGGACATATCAGTAAGCAAGACCTAACAGCCAAGGGCGCAGGCGCAGCTGCAAACTTCACAACAGTTGCTGATCCTGCCACGGCAGTAAATCAGGCAACCAGCAAAGGCAACGTCAAAGAAGAAGTCGCTGAAGAAGAAGTAGAAGTAGTAAGCGAGGAAGAAGAAGTTGTTGCTGAGACAGTAGTCGAAGCCATCGATCTTAGCCCAATCTTCGGTGCTGATCTTAGCGAAGAATTCAAAGAAAAAGCAACCAGCATTTTTGAAGCTGCTGTTATTGCTCGCGTAAACCACGAAGTTGAAAAACTCAATGCTGCTCTTGACGAACAGTTCGCCGAAGACGTAGCCGAGTTC